TTCATAGAGTTTCGGCGTATGAGTTAAATTTAAAAGTATATGTCGTTGTTCCGCCGTCTTCAATTTCAGGCAAATCTTCAAGTGAGCCACCGCTTAAGTTAATTGGGCTAGATGGGTCGTTATCGTATGTAATAGTTGCAATCAATGTTCCCTCGCCGTTTCTTGTGAGTGGACTGTTACGAAAGTCAATCATTAAGTCTCTTGAATCCTTGTCTTGGTTGTCAAGATCAAATGCAATCATAGACGCACTGTCGTCGAGCGTTTCACTAAATCGTGTTACACCATTAATATCAGTTTTGCCTTCTCTTTTACGAGTACCAAGTTTAAATTTAGGCTTTCCAATGAATGAAATTGCTTGCCCACTTATTTCAATTCTGCCTATTGTAGTTGCCATATATATTATTAATTAAATACTGGAATAAAGTCAAGAAACACCTCACGCAATTGCGTTGTTATTGGTGCGATTACTTCGCTTGTTATTTTGCCATTCAACAAATCAAAGTTTAAAGTGTCGCCTGCTTTTGTTAAAAATTCTTTTTTACGCCCACCTTGAAACAATCCAAAGGCAACAAGGTCATCGTAAAACCGTCCAAGTGTTGCAATGAAGCTGCTTTTCGTAACAAACGCTTTCGCCTTAGAAGGTGCTTGCGCTGCCGTTGTCATTGTGTGGCGTGGGTATGTTTGCTTTAAGCCATTGAAAAAGTATTCCCTGCAAGTTGTTAGCGTGTCAACATAGTTTAAAAATTTGAAAGTAGGGTCTGCATCACCAAGCAAGTTTGTTTTGTATGTTGTTGGAACTTCGCGGGAAATCAATGTTGTGTTTGATTTATTATTTTCAAATGTATAACCACCTGAACTTATAAGCTCTTCAATTTCCGCTTTTGCAAAATTATTTGGGTTAAAGCCAATTGTAATTGTTTTATAATTCAAGCCGTCAAGTAGTGTGTTAAGATTTGAATAAGTGTCATCTTTGAATGTGAAGCCATGTGAATACAAGATTGTGTTATCAACATTAAATCTCGGCTCGGTAAAGTTGTAAAGTGTTGCCAAGTCCCAAGATGAAGGATAGTCTATTGTTTGATAAGCAATGCCGTCAACTGCATTAAATAAACTTGTCGACACTGGGTTTGTTAAGCCACCTGTTAAGTTCTTACCACTTTTGACAACTGTAACACCTAAAACTGTTATACTTAAAATAGTGGTGTCACCTTTTTCAATTACTGGCAAGTTAATAAATGGAATGTTGAAATATGGAATTGAAGCATATCTAATTCCACCTTGTGTTTCGCCATTTCCTTGATTAATTGAACTTACATTTGTACCTTGTGTCAACTGCAATGCACGGTAAGCACAAAATTGCGAATTAATAACATCAGGGTTTTCAAATATACCAGAAAACGAACCTTCAAAATGCAAACCAATTTGATTGCCGTTCGTTCCTGCATTCGCAGCTGTAATTGTAACAACGCCTGCACTCTTTGAAGCCGTGTAGTTTGCATTTGTGTCCGCCGTAATAAGGTCAACAAGCTTGCCTGCAAGAATAGTTGGTGTGTCGCCAATTACAACGCTTACTGTATATTTGCCGTTTATTTCACTATCAACATAAAACACCAAAGAACCATTTTCTGTTGCGTTGTTTGTAAATGTAAATGTTCCAGTCGCCTTTGCTGTGCCATTATC